CTTGAATAAGTTATAGCCATTTTAAATTATTAAATAATAAATTATGTTATCTCTAATCAACTACAAGTAAATGTTAAAGCATTTGCTGTTTCTGTTCTTACTTGTATTGTTCATTCTGTTTCTAATATGTGTGAACCATCATCAGATAAAGTTGAATATGGAGGAACATCAAAATCATAATAAATAGATGTTGTTTGGTCTGCTGTTCATCAATCAGGAACTAAAAAAAATCTACAAGATACTTCTGTACTTGTTGTATTACAAATTCTTATAGATTTAACTATTGTTGTTGTACTAGCAGGGACTGTATATAAAGTTGTATTATTAGTATCACTTGGTCTACTCCCTCATAATCTTTTAAATGTATTTGTCATAATAATTTTTTATTAATAAATAAATTACATAGATAAAGCAAATGTAAATGCTATTGCTTCTCACATCTTGTCATCTATATATTTTTTGTTGGTAATTTCTGTATCTAATGTTGGTGGTGTGCTTGTTTCTAGTTCAATTCAATCAACTAATTTTCAAGTAAAAACTCAATCTCATATATTTAAATTATCATTATCAATTATCGGTTTAATTGTGTTGGTTTCAGTGTTTCTTACAAATAAACCACTAACATTGTTTAAGTTTGCTATTTCTTTTACATTATAAAACACTTCAATAAAAGCTGTGTCTTCTCATTTTATTCGCAAATCTATTAAATGTGCTTTTCATAAACTAATACTTTGTCAATCTAATAAATTTACTTCATCATAAATTCAAGGATTTTTAACGTGACTAATTTTTACATCTCAATTTGGTCTAATAACACAACTTTCTGAAAAGTTTTGCACATCTACTTTTTGCCAAATATTTGTTGTAATTATACTTATTCTTTTCATATTATTTTAAGTTTTATTTAAAAAAACATTAAGCTATTCCCTTAACATTATAAAACACTTCAATAAAAGCTGTGTCTTCTCATTTTATCCATAAAGGGACTAAGTTAGCCATTCACAAACTCATTGCTTCTCAATCTCATAAATTCACTTGGTCATCAACTCACGGATTTTTCAAATGTGAAAATGCAATAATTCAATTTGCTTTAATTGTGCAATTTTCTGAAAAGTTTTGAACCTCTACCTTTTGCCAAACATCTGTTGTAATTATATTAACTTTTTTCATAATTATTTATTTAATTTTTTAAAACTTTATTTAACTACATTCAATCATATATTTTATATCTCAACCTGTACTTGCTCAACTAACATTAGTTCGTACTATATCAAATCAAATTGATGTTATATTTCAAATAACTCCAGTTTGTCAATCAATAGTATCTTCATATACAGCTATAATGTTTGTTGTACTTGTATTACTTCAAAATGTTCAATTACTCGTTCAAGTATTGTATACACAATTTATATCTCAATTATTATAAATTCAAGTACTAACAGACAATTCAGGTCAATTTGAAGTTCATCTACAATAATTAGCTGTTATTTTTATAAATTTAGGTTTTTTTCATAGATTATGTGTATATGATACAGTAGCTCCCGCGTCGTTCATTTCTCTACTATAAACATTTACATCATAAGTTGTTGGTTCTATTATTTTAATTGTAGTTGTAGATGAAGCGTTTCATACACATTTTTTAATTATTCAAGGTGTTGTTGATATAGCTCAAGGCGTATCACTTAAATAATAATCACTTCAAATTGTTAATCAACTTTGATTATCATCTATTCAAGCTGTATTTACTCTAACTGTATTTCAAGCTGTTTTAGTTTCATCTGCAAATCAAAGGAAATTTACTCTATCTGAGTCAGAAGCATTTGTTTTATAACATCAAGAAGTAGGAATATAATCCCAAGAATATTGAAAAATCTTCCCATCACCTACCATATATACCTGTGAGTCATCTTTTCAAATATAAAGTCATAAAGGATTTTCTGTTTCAGAAGTAATTACTTTTGAATTACTATCATAACTTACAGTAGAAATATCCCAAGCTGTTGAAAGTGTATATTGATATATGATTTCGTTTGTGCTTCACACAATAAGCAGGTATTCTCAATTTTTTCAAACACAAGCTCATCTAGGGGTACTCATTTGAGATGTAGTTGAAAAACTACCACCAGAGCTTGCAGTAGAAATATCCCAAGCTGTTGATAAATTATATTGCTCAATTCTATCATTATTTCTTGCAACAGCAAAACATATTGTTCAACTAGTGTTGAAGTTTATCGAGTCTGGAGCGTCACCCATAGACTTATATTTACTACTATAACTTGCAGTAGAAATATCCCAAGCTGTTGATAAATTATATTGCCATATTCTATCATATTGGCTTCCAGCAACATAACATTTTGTTCAATCAGTGCTTATTTCTAATCATCAAGGGTTATTATCTTGTGCTGAAGTTGAAAAACTTTTATTATCATAGCTAGCAGTAGAAATTAATCGTGGAACGGATAATGTATATTGATATATTCTATCACTTGAACCCCCTATTATATAAAGTTTTGTTCAACTAGGATTAAAGGTTATTCAATCTGGAACCCCCTCTTGTGATGTAGTTGTAAAATTTTCTCCATTATAATCTAATCAACTAACATCATATCTTGTATCTATTGCTTCTAATATACATACTGGTTGTCAAGCAGTTAAATTCTCCCCTGCTGTGAATATACTTTTTGTTGCTTTTACTTCTGCAATTATTCCTGTTAAATTACTTCAATTTCAATGGAACTCATTCCCTGTTATATTTCAACTTGCCTCAATTTCTCCAGTTATATCTACATTTCCAGTAGTTGATATGTCTTGTGTCAATCATACTAAATTTAATATATCTTTTATTATTATATTTACTCTTTCATCTGTAATACTTCAACTTACTATACTATATAATGGTGCATAGTTTTTTGTTGGATAACTTGCTCCTGTTGTTATTTCTCCAATACCTGTTCCATTAACACTGTTTAAACTTCAATCATCTATTTTTGCTTGGTCTATTTCAATATATACTTTTTTAGTTCCTGTCAAATCCATTGCAACATTTTCTGTATTCTCAAAAAACACCATAATTTTTTCGCCATTAGTCCTTTCACATTCAATCAAACATTTTCAACTTTCAATATTACTCCCATCTATATCAAATCATTCTATAACTCCATCATTCAAACTTGCAAGAACGGAAGCTGAAAAATCTTTGTCATAATTTATATTTGTCCCATTTAGCATTCATACCCTTTGCATATTATTTTTTTAACTTATTAAAGTTTAACATAAAATAGTTTTTATCTTATTTTATTCAATGTCTTTATTGTAATTCTATTATTTTTAGTCTTTCCTGTATTTCTTTCACTTCATCAATTATATCTTTATCCTGTGCTTTTGTTATATTTAATTTAAAATTAATTGTTGGTAAATCTCAACTTTTATATTTTTTTTCTACAATCTCCATTTCTCAATCAAAAAACATCATATCATTTCAAACATAAATATAAACTTTTACTAAATCTCATATACCCACCTCAAAAAAATCATTACTTACTATTCCCAAAGAATATTCAACAATTCAATCTTTGTGAGTTTCTAAAAAAGATGAAACTCCTGTTATTATATCTCAATTATTTGTAATACTACTTTCTATCAATCAATTTTCACTAATACTTGTTATATCAGTTTGTTCGCTATAATTACTTCAACTTTTTCAAATTATCCCATTGGATAATCCCTTTCAATCCTCTATAACTGATAAACTATTTATCGACCTATCGTCCGGCTCATCAATGTTGTATTTATATTCAACAAATTCATCTCACGACGTTCTATCAGTTCAAATGCTTTCTTTAAAAACCAAAACTCAATCATTAATTATGTATTCATATCCATTTAAAGCTAAATCCTTTATTATTGAATAAAAACTTTGTCATTTTTTATATGTTTTTGATGTAGTGGTTGTTATATCACAATCTAAACTAATCCCTGTATTATATCTTGTATTAATATCATCTAAAATATCACTCAAAATGTAATCAATGCTTTGTGTTGTATAGGTTTTGTCGGAATATATAAGTCTTCTGTCAAATAAATACTCAAAACTTGAAAATTGGATGGTTGTTTTTTCTAAATCAATTCAAAATCATCTAATCACTCATTCAAACATTACTTTTTCATCAAAATTTTCTTGTAAAACTATTTTGATTTTTTTGAATTTTTTCAAATATTCTCTTTTGCAATATTGGCTGTTGTGATATAATCAAAAAGAACCACTTCAAATATTATTTAATTTTAAATTAATATTCAAATCAAGAATTTCCTCAACTTGTGCAATTACTTCATTGCTTGAATTATACAAATAAATTATATACATTTTTTTTTATTTTAAAGTAAAACATCCCTGTATTCAATTTCTATTGTGAAATCGCTCACGCTCATCCCTCAATCTACATCATATACTGATAAATCATTTGTTCCCTTTATTCTTGGTCGTGTAGACCCGGAAACCCTATTTGCTAATATATTTATTCCATTTTTTGTTGCTGTCAAATTACTACTATCTATTATTATTATATCATCTACTGTTGCTGTAATATCTAATCAAAAATATTTTCAAGTTGTTAAATTCTTAATTGTTAATGGGGAATTAATTTCTCATATTGTAGTTATTGTAAGTTTTAAAGGTGTTTCACTATTTCCTGCTGAAATTACCTCCATTTCATTGAAGTATCAATCCAAAGAAACTCATAGCTCAACTCAAAGAGGAGTTCCCCCATAAATCCCCTCTATTCAAGTTTCTTGCTTTAAAATGGTATTATAATACCTTGGGTCTTCACTTTGCAAAACAACTCTAAATTTTCTTGTTGCTCCTGGCAAATAGTCATCATCTCAAACATCTATTGATAATGCTTCCTTGATTTTTGCTTGTATTTCTCGCTCTCTACTTTGCTCATCCGTAACTAAAAAAGGATATAATCAAACAGTTGTTGGTATTCATTCCAAACTGAACAAATTATCTAAATATTCTATTCATTTGCTCAATCCCTCGTGATTATCAGCCAAAATCACTCATTCAATTGTGATTGTTCTACTTCTTGCATATGTTGGGGATAGTTTTACTCAATGAAATCACTGAATATTGCTTTGACTATCACTAACATTTAAACTTTTCCAACCAACAACATCAAGTCAAATCCTAAAATCATCTGTTATTATTGAAATATTTTGCCCCCTATATTTAAAATTTCCTCCTATCATTATATTTTTTTTAAAAAATTAAAGTTTCCATTTAGCATAATCCAAAAACCCCCTCAAATCAATTCAATCATTTACAGTTATATTATTGGTTTGTGTTTTATTTGTTGTATAACCTCAACTTTCAAATCCTTTTGCTCTTGAGTTTTCCAGATTATCAAATAAAGGTTTCATACTATTTACCATTCGTTTTGGAGCAACTCGTTCTCATTTATGAACTAATCCTGCCACTTCATTTGCTCATCCTTGTCCTGTGTATCATCATCAAGCAAATCAATTCAATTGACGTTGTTTTGATAAAGCCGAGTTTATTTTAGCAATCAAACTATCATAAGAACTTTTTATTTTTCATATATTTGTTAACTGAATTGCTGTTGTGCTATTTGATAATTCTCTTGTTGCATTAGCAATATCTTTTTGCATTGCAATAGCCTCATTCTTTTGAGTTGTTAAAGCAATCTTTTCTTTTGCTAGTTTGATTATCAGTTCTTGTTCTTCTTTTGCTAATTCTTGAAATCTTTTATCCTCCATTAATTTGTTCAACTCATCTATATCCAAATTTTTCTTATTTAAAAAGGTTTCATTTATTAATTGTAAATTTTCCAACCTTAATTTTTCTGCCTCAAATATTCTTGTTTGTTCTGCAATCTCATTATCTGCATTCTCTTTTATAAGTTGTGCCTCATTCAATCAAGCAACCCTTGTTGCCTCATTTCTTTGTGCTTCCGTAGTGTTTTCAACTATCAATGCTTGTTCCTCCAATAGCTTTTTCTTTTCTTTTTGAAGTTCTATTTGTTTTTCATAAACTTCAGTTGTTAAATTTTCTTTTTTTAATTTCTTTAGTTCATTATCAATATTTGCAATTTCATCGTTTACCTCAACCCCTCTATCAGCCAAATCAACCGAAGTTCCTCATTGTATTTTATTAATTGTTTTTGTATAATCATTTTCTAAGTCGTAAAGTTCTTTTCAAATTCATCTTATACTGTCTTTTATTTCATCATTATATTTTATAGTATCATCCTTTAATTTTTCTTGTTTTTTATTTACATCCTCAATTTTATCCTCCCATTCCTCGTATAAATCTTTTACTTTATCCATTGCTTTTTCTGCAACTTCTCCTTGTTCTTTTGTTTTTTTATTTGCTTTGGTTACTCATCACTTATATTTATCTAAAATATTTGCTATTTCAAAATATCAAGTATCCCATTTTTTTGCATTATCTCAAACTGCCTCTCATCATTCTTTTATGCTTTTTGTTATTCTTTTGTTGCTCTCATCAGTAACATCTACAAAATCTTGCCAATCTTTTCAAACTTCTTTTAATATTAATTCATTGAAACCCTTGCTTTCTTTTGCAGATTTTTCAAAATTTTTTCAAACTTCCTTAAAACTTTCTCATATTCCTTTGTAATTTCATTTAACATCTTTTCAAAATTCTTTGAATTCTTTTTTTAGTCAAGAAATATTATCTTTTATCTTTAATTCAAATGGTTTAAAATCAGCGTCATCAAATCAAAGCAATTTGCCTATATTTACTCACGGAATTTTATTAACTGTATCTATTACTTTATTTAAACCACTGATAGCCATATTTCCTGCCTTTTTTACTGCTACACCTACATTTGTTGCAATTCCTTTAAATACATTAACTATTGCCTCTGCCATTCATACAAAAACTTGTCAAATTATCCTTACCCCTAATTTTGCCACATCTCAAAATGTTTCAAAAGTTCCAATAAAACTTGTTTTTACTATATTTCGCACGTCATCTATACTTTCTGACATAGCAACAAAATATCTAACAATCATATTAAGTTGAATTGCAATAGCATTAACTAATGTTTTTATAATAGTTTTTACTAAATTAATTCAAACACCTAATCATTGAACTACTTTTTGGAATAATAAAGCAAAACTTCAAACATCATCTTTATTCTGATTAGTTCAAGTTGTGATGAAACTAAATAAACTTCAAAAAGCTTTCATTATTTCCCCAATAGTTACAAACAATACTTTTCAAGTTTCTGCTATTGTTTTAATTATTCCTGCTCAATAACTTGATATAAAAACTGTTATTTGTTTTAATATTCAAGCTGTTTCCCCTGCAACATCCTTTCAAACTTTTGCAAAGGTATCTTTTATTGCTCCTTGTAATCATTTTAATTGATTTGCAAAACTTTTTGACGTTCTTACTGCGTCCCCTTGTGCGTCCGAAGTATTTGCTAATAATAAATTATATGTTGCCAAAGCTTTTTGTTGTTTTGTTAATTGTTCTCCCTGTTTAACTAATCATAAATTAAAAGCCTCTTGTTTTACATCTGCTTCATTGATAACAATTCATAAACTTTTCAAAGCCTCTCTTTCCCCAGTTAAAGCCGACCTAAAAGCATTTATAACTTGTGCGTCTGACTTATTATTGAAACTTGCAACATCTACTGCTAATTTAACTATTGCCGGTGAAAGTTTATCTACATCCTCTTGTAATAGTCCCAAAGGTTTCAATACATCTCAAATATCTGAACCAAATGTAATCATATCAAGACTACTCCTATTTGTTGCCTTTGCTAATTTATCAAAATTATCTTTAACTTCCTTTGAGTTATTAAATACAACGTTAAATTTACTGCTCACTTCCTCTAAATCTGAACCTAATCAAAGTAGTTTTTTTGAAAATCAAACAATTGCTCATATACTAAATATTCAAGCCATTAAATAACCAACTTTTTTTAGTGAACTTCAAATCCCACCTATTCCTTTATTTGTTTTTTTGGTAAAATCTTTTTCAATTACATTTCCTGTTTTTTTGAATTGTGTTTTTATTGAATTAGTTGCCTTGTTTAACGATTGTTTGTCTAATTCAATCCCAATGGATAATTCTCATATATTTGTCATTGTTTTTTTTTAAGTATAAAAATCTCAAAGCTCTTTTTTGAATTCTTTTTTATTTGGTTTCTGTTCTACATCTTTTCATTCATATTTTTTCTGTCAAATACTATATACTATGTCCTCATATTGCTTGATAAAATATCTATATGGTCGTTTTCTTATTTCTGATAAAGGTTGGTTCAAAAAGTGCATAACTTGACCCTCAATTATATGAAAAGAATTTAAAAAATCCTCATTATTTTGTTTTTTCTTATCTAATTTATTTAATAAATTATCTTGTCAAAATAATATACTTATAAACAATTGAGTTTGTCTATTATTTAAAACCGGAAAATCCTCATTAAATTCTGCTAAAACCTTATTCAACCCCTCTTTTATATCTATATTTAATAACAAAAAGTCCTCTAATGTCAAATCTCAACAATAGAATTCCTTTCAATGATATTTAAAGCTATGTTTTTGCCTTATCAAAGTTGTCATTTTGATATTTTATTTTTTATATATTGAATAAAAGCTAATAATTTCTTTTCTGTTAAATTATCAATATTTATATTATTATTTCTTATCTCTAATATTTTTTTACAAATTGGTTTCCATTGGTTCATCAAACTTTTACTAAATAATCCCGTTTTTATTTCCAAAATCTCCTCCAAAATAGTTAAAGGGATATCTCAAACATCATAATTTATTCAATTTATTTTTATATTATCTATTTCCTCATTTTCATCTAAATTATACTCCATTAATATTTTTTAAGTATAAAAAAACTATCTCTTACAAGATAGTCTTTCTAAAATATTATTCAATGTCTTTACACGTTTTGTTCATCATAAATTCTAAATAAATTTTGACTTCACGTTACTGGATATGCTTTTATTTCAATTGGAATATTCATTGCGTCATCAGTGGTGTCATCCGGTAAGAATGTTGCCTCAATTCCTGCTCTATTATATCCCTCATAAAATTCAATCCCAAATACCTTTCAATTTTCGTCTGTATTTTCAAACTTGAACCTATTTGTTGCAAGTGTTTTGATAATATCTTGAAATAATTGTTGTGAACTTACAATTGGTGTATATGTATAATCTGCGTCTAATACTCCTGTTTGTGCTGTCATTGGTAATATATAAGTATATCCTCAATCAACATAAACTCTATAATCAGTATCTAATACCAAAGCACTTCAATCCTCATCAATAGTTATACTTGCAACTTCTGTGTTATCTCAATTTTTATTTTCAAGTTTTATTGGTGTATCTATTGTCCATCCTGTTCCTAATGCTTCCCCTACAACTGCAACTGGAGTTGTATCAACAGAACTATATGTTGCTAATCAATCTATTGTTTGAAAATTTTCCAAATCAACTTCATATAAATTAGCACTAAATACTGCCTCGTCTATTTTAACTTTTGGTGGTAATTTTGCATTATCTACGACAATTTCTGAAATAGATTTTGAAACATTTAAATTTGCGTCTTTTAAAGCTCCTAAGTTTACCCAAGTTGCTCAATCATCAGCAGAAATAGATAATATCCCACTTCAAAATCTAACTGACTTTATTTTTTGAACTGAATTTTGCATTTTCTCTTTTTAAAATATAAATTTTTATTCCACATCAAACAATTTTATATGTATTGTTATGTGTAGACCAAACATTCAAGTTTCCTTATCAAAGGTTTCATTTATCCCCTTTATATAACAATATTTCACTGGTGGTTTTTTCAACCCATTAAACAAAGTAGTGGTCGCACCCATTATCATTTCATTTATATTTATATCCTTACCCCAAACGCTGATTTGAAAGAGGTCATTTCTTATCCCTTTCGTATCAATGGTTGAGTTAGCAACTCTATTATATAAAATCAATGGTCAAGCAGTGTTTAACGGCGAAATACTTGGATATATTCTAGTTCAAACAAGTTCTGATAATTCCTCATTATTTATAAGTTCATTATAAATAAATTCTTTTACGTTTATCATATTTTTATGATTATATTAATAAAGTTTATTTTCAATGTCTTTACAGCAACCTACTGAATATTTTACCAAAATGTTTTATAATATCATTTTTATTATCTGCAATTCATTTTCTCAAAAAACTTCTTGGTTCCATTCTTACTGTTCCAAACTCCAAATGTGCTCAATATTCAGCCATTCATTGTGTTGTTCCTATTTTATATTGAAATTCTGACATTTTTTGATATGCAATACTTCTTTTTAAATTTCCAGTTACTTTTGCTGATGGATTTTTTGGTGGTCTTTTCAAATCTCTTGGAGTAATCTCAATTATTCTTTCCTGTAATAATAAAACGCTATCATATAAAGCCATAGACATTGCTTTGTTTATTTTTTCAGTATTCAATTTCAATTTAGTCATTTTATGTAACAATCTCAACCAATAAAAACAAATGGTCATCCACTCAATCAAATCAAGGTATTTTTGATAAAAATTTAACTGTATAATCTATATTATATTCATCCTTGATTTTATCCCCTATATTTATTGTATTTCATAGTTCTAATCTTACTTGGTGTGTTGCTTTTACATATTCAACTTCATTTTCAATATATTGATTATATTTTTGCGACTTTAACGATAAAAAACATTTTATTCACGAAGTAGACACTGTTGGTCGTGTATCAATAGTTGCTCAAATTCAATTTATTTCCTTTATTAAAGGATATATTCATATTGTCCTATTCAAATCAGTTCAAAAAGTATCAAGAAAGCTCATTTATACAATATAAGGTGTTAAAGTTTTATAATTATCCAATGTTTCTCTAAAATCTATTTTATTTCATCAATTCATCTCCTCCGGTGTAAAATAAGTTTTGCTTAATGTTTCAATCTTTTTATTTTTCACATTTACCTCGTTTCAACTCATAGTGGTTGAATTCCATAAATTACTGCAAACCTCCAAACAAGATTGTTCCACATCTAAAATATCTGATAAAATATAACCAGAATTGTATTCGATATATACCATTCCTACGTTGGAACTTTTAAGAAATACGATATTTCAATCAGTCCTTGTATAATTTATCAATTCTCAATTTACATCATCAGTTTTTAAAGTTATTATATCAGTAATAGGTCAAACTCCAGTTATAAGAATATCATCATAATCTGTTGGAATATATTCTGTGTAGCTCTTTAATTCTAAATTTCTTCACAAATATTTGTCAAATTGTGCTGTTGTTTTTTTGATTATTTTTTCAAGGAAAGTATTATTATCATTTCAAACAATTCCCAAATATTCCTTTAAATTATCTAATGTTGTATATTCCATTATTTCTTGTAAAATAATTTAAATTTTATTTTCTACCTTTTTTTTTATTTTTCTTTTTAATTACTACTTTTTTTTTCTCTTTTTTTTCCTCTTTTTTTTCATCAATTATTTCTTCAATTTTTTCTGTTTTAATTACTTTTTCAAATCAATTTCTGATAAAAAATTCAACATTTTTTTCCTCAACATTAATAGTTCCCAAATGTTTTGTTCCATTGAAAGTTCTCTTTTTAATATTTACTAGTTTAGTCATTTTCATTTCTTTTTATTTATAAAATAATAAAGTACTATCTACTTTAATTTATCTAACATTTTATTCAATGTCTTTTAAAAAAACTAGCCATTTCTGACTAGTTAATTTATTTATTGATAATATTCCTATTATCTTGCTTGAACGTTTTTCAATATTCCTGTCATTGCTTCATTTTCTACTTGGAAATCAATCCTCATAGTAATAACGAAGTCTGTTGCTCTTTCTTTTGCAACTCTGTCCGGTTCAATTGTTATATCTCTTTGAATTCCATAAATGAAATTATAACTTGGTGTAAGTATTACATCAACACCATTTGAAATAGTTTCAATTACTGAATTTTCAGTAGGTAATGTGTATGTATAATCATACAACAAAGCGTCATTTAATTCAAGATGAGTTCAATCTGTTACTGTTTTAATAGTAGTAGTAAACTCTTTATCTCCTCATAATGCCAATGTTATTTGGTCACCTACTGTTGCTCCAGTAGTGTCGTCAACCTCTATATCAACATCTGTTGCACTAGGCGACGCTGTTAATGTAGCAGTAAATCAACTTGCAACTGCAACTGCTCTTTCTGTTCCTAATAAGTTTGCTTTTGTGAATTCAATTCCGAAAGCTCCATATTTATTAACTGAATTTGCACTTGCTTCGTATTTAACTTCATAATCTATTGCTAAATCATCCGGTAAATACATTTTATTCAAAGTAGTTCTATATTTAGTTTCAATTCCTTTTCTTAATTTAGCCAACTTGTCTTTATCAATATATCTATCTGAAAATAATGTAGTATCATTTGCGTCAACTACTACTCAATTATTTTCAATTCTTTTAACAAAACCATCAAACATTTCTAACAAAGTTGTAGGATTTGCTAATGCTCTTGAATATAAAGATGTTTTTTCTAATTGATTAGCAACTTTTTTAGCAACCATTCTCATCATATGTTCTTTAAAGCTCACTCATTCAATATTGTCTTCTAATTCATCATCATATAATCTAACTTCTCCAATAACTTCTTTAGTAGTTAATGTAATTTTACTTGGTGTTGCAGTAGTTCTTTTTGAACTATTTAATGCTGAACCTTGTGTTGCAGGATGTAATATTTCATCTGATATCCCGATTTTTCCAATATCTTGTTTTGGAGTATTCATTCTAATAATCCTTGCACCTTTCAAAATTACCGACTCGTCAACTACGTAATCAATAAATTTATCAGCTTGTTTTGTATTTAAATGCACTAATGATGAACTATCTCATCCATTAAATACCTTATTGATTTTTTGTTCCTTTGTTTCACTCATTGTTTTTAATTATTAATAAATTATAAAATACCTAACCCATCCCAAACACTATTTTCTTTTGAAATATTTTCCTCTTTAGATTGTTTTGAAATACTTTTAGCATTTTCAATTTTTTCCAATCTATCATTCAATATTTCCTCATTTTTAGTAATTGTAGTTTTCAACTCATTAAAGTCCTCCATTAGTCCCTTTATACTTTCAGCAGTAATGTTTAAACTAACGTATTTACTCATCTCCTCCATTGTCTTTTTAACTTCTTCGCTTTCCTCATCTTTTTTAACGTCCTCTACTTCTTTTTTATCCTCTTTTTCAACTTCCTTTTTAACTTCAAACGTTTTTGTCAATTCTTGAACTTCATCAAGTTTTGCAATAGCGTCATCCATCTTTTCATCCTTAATTAGTTCAGCAACTTCTTTGTTAAGCTCAACCAACTTTTGTATCTTTTCTTTCATTAAGTTGTTTTAAAATATAAATTAATGTATGCGACCTTTACATTATACTGTATAATTAACCAGTTAATCTTTATTTTCAATGTCTTTTAAAGTTTCATCATATCCCTTTATGATTTTATCCAACTTTGTATTCTGTTCTTTATTAATTACTTTAGCCATTTTAAATATACTAAATTTTGTTTCAGCTTTTTCAACAGCCGGTCTTTTCCCTTTTGTAATTAAACTAATCTTATCTACAATAACATCTTTTATATTAAACATAAATATTTTTTTTATATAATAAATTATTCTCTGTTTCATTTTCATTCTATACTAATTCAAATGTATTCTCATTTTTTTATATTAGTATATGTTTTTTCATCAAATTTAATTCAAATTATCCAACTTCATTTTTGGATTGTTTCATCTCATACTGATATATCAACTGGAGCAACAAAACTTTCAACAAATTCTGCATTATCAATATCTGTATTTTCTTTATGGTCTACATTTACAGCTTTTTTATTTAAATTTCTGATAAAGTCGTGTGCAGTTTTAGTTATTTCATCCTCTGTTATTACATCCCCATTTCTGTCTTCCTCGTCCGGTGCTAATGCAACAAATAATACTGTATTGAACGAATTATCTGTTTTAATTATCTTTACTTGTTCCATTTCTCCTTTATTAATAATAAATTATCTTTTTTATACTTATTTATTCAAATTTATTCAATGTCTTTTGGTTTGAATAGTCTATATGTCAATCTACATCTACATCAAGGAAATCTTGGTGGTAACATATTTCACGATTGAAACTCTCTGTCTTGTTCTATCCATCCTTGATTATCATTCTCTAAACATCCTGCCGAAGTTCTATCATCCCTGTGACTTATCCAGTTTTTTCGTCCTGTTTGTCCATATTCTTGCCTATAATAATCAAATTGTTGGTCTTGTCATTCAATATAAGCCTTTCATATCTCATTGCTTGCTATAAGCGAGGCTCTATAATTACTGAAAGCATAGTTTTCTAATAAAGTTGCTTTTATTTTATTCGTTCAATATCATTTTTCTATTCAATCAACAATTACTTTATTTATACTTTTTTTTGTATATTCATCTATATTTGTAACTAAATCAGCCGAGTATTTTTTAGCATAATTTACTGAATATTCTGCGTCTAATCAAAAAGAACTATCAACCTTAACCTCTGCTTTCATTGTATTATTTAGTTCTTTTATTCATATTTTAAAAGCTCTTGAAATCATTAACACAAATTTATTAATATTTTCTTGAAAATCTTTTTTTATGAATTGCTTTTGGTCTATAAAAATATCATTGAAATTTACCTCACTATTTGTTTTCAACTCTTTAATTGTTTTTCTATATTGTTGCTTTAATATTTTTTCTATTACTCATATATATTTTATTTGTAATTTTATCAACTTTTCTCATCCCAAATCAAATAGTTTTCTTTTGTCTTTTTCTAATTTAATTTTATAGATTTTGTCATAAATCATTCTCTAAATCAGTTAATTTTTGGTAAAAATTGTTTGCTTCTTTCATTACTTCTGTTTTTGTATCGCTTACTCTCAATTCATCTCATCCCTCTATAATATCTAATCATATTTTTTGCCTTACCTCGTTTGGTGTCATTATCCCTGCTTTTTTATATCCTGTATATACCTCCATTTGTTCTTTTTCATCTTTTGTGTCTATTATTTTATATGTCAAATCCTCAACTTTGTAATCCTCTGAAAATATTAATTTAAAATCTTTTATTAATTGATTTTGTAGTGGAATAATTGTATATTGATTAAATGTTTCTTTGCTTGTTTGACTTGTTGCCTTGTTTGAATTATCACTAATCAACATATCGTATGGAACGTTTAAAGCTATTCAAACACTCTTTAATAGTTCTTGTCTATAAGCTATAAAAGCATTTGCGTCAATATTGTGTTCTAAATCTAACTGTCAAATCTCTAAATCTATAACAGCAGTTGAAAAAGATTTATCCAATCATTTCATTTTAGATTTTATAAATTCTTTTAATACTTTTTTATCATTTTCTGAAAATTTCTTTTTCTCATTTTTTGGATAAATCATTTTAGCTTTTATCATTCCATTATTGAAACCGGAACTATAAAATTTATCTATTTGCTCAACTAAAACTAATTGATGGATAACACTTTCATAAAAACTACTCCCATAGTATATTGTTTTTAATGATGTATTTCTAAATTGAAAAACCTCATTTAAGTTTGGATTGAAACCACAACCCTTTCAAGTATTTACTAATTCATCAGCTTTTGCAGGAGATTGTTCATATATCAAAATTTTTTCTCTCCTCTCTGCAATAGGTGTAAACTTATTGAAATAAACAGTGTTTGTTCCTATTTGTTGTTTATATCCATCTCAATCCTCCATAACAAGTATTGTATTTCACAATATTGGTAGTAAATCAACAACCTTTCAGCTTCCATCTCTTATCACTTCAACAAAAGCATTTCAACAAAGTATCTTATTTCTTGATAAAAATTCTTGGTCAATATTATTCAATATTGATAATAAATTTTCGTCTTGTGTTTCAAATCCACTTGCAATAGCAGTTGCAATTTTATCTGTCAATCATCCTACAATAAAACTATCATAATATAAATTAATTAATGTTTCAAATGGGATATCCGGTGTTCTTACTCATACAGACAAAGACTCGTTTTTAACTTGTTTGCTCCTTGGGTCTATTGATTTGATTATTTCTATTTGTGTCATTGATTTTTTTATTTAAAATAAATTATATTCAACTTAACATAATAATTAAATTATTCAATGTCTTTTAAATTTCATATTTCTTAACTGTTTTTTCCAATCGTTTCATATTGTCTATATATTTTTTTGTATTTTCTATTTCCTCTTTTGTGAAATCTAAAGCAATTATTAAATGTTGTATTGTCCAACTATCAAATGTTGGTAGTGCGTCTCAACTTTCTAATCTACATAAAGCCCTTTTTTCAATTTTCATCATACGTGCCAACTCATCAATATCTATATTTTTTCTTACTCTTTTATATCTGACTAATGTCCCAAATAAAGATAATGTTTTTGGATACCATTTTTTAAGATTATTATTGTAAAATTCGTCCCTATCTAATCTGAAAAAACTATATAAAATATCTAATGTATTTTTGTTATATTTTTTCCAATCTCTTTTTAACAAAGAATAAAAAACACCAGTGCTTATCCCTGTATTATTATACAGTTCTTGTATGGTGTGTCCGTTCAAATATTCTTTAATTTTAACGATTAGCATTTTAGTTGATAAATAATTAAAACAATGAAACATTATCGCTAGATTGATTTATAGTCATCATACACAAGTACCTTGCTCAATCAATTCAATGATTATATAAATCTATTGGTTTATTTAGTGTTTTTCCTGTCTTATCTTTTGCCCAAACATATTTTTTGAATTCCTTATGTAAGTTTCAGCTCTTTTCTGTTATATGAATAAAGTATTGTTTCATTATATCTATTCAATACATTATACTGTCTTTTCACTTAGTAACTCAATGGATATTATATCAACCCCTGTATATTTCCTCTATTGATTTTGGTTCAGCACTATCTGCCCATATTTCATCATCCATACTTATCCCTAATTCTCCATATCTTTCAATAATATCTTGGTTTGTCAAACCTCTTTCAAATATCAACTCATCAAAATATAGCTCGTTATTATATAAGTATCAAGCAATCAATGTTGTTGGGTCGTTTGTATATCCAAAATCTTTTCAATATCACAATAGTTTTGCCTCTTTTGGTATTTCTTTCACAGTATCCCAATTCTCAAATATCATTCATTCTAAAACCCCCCATTCTCCCAAAGCATAAATATTATAATAATTTTTATTTGTTATTATTAGTCTATCCATTACCTCTTTATATTCTTTTCATACAAAAGCATTGTCTGTATAGGTAGAATGTAAGCACTCTGATTGATTAGTATTTCAAAACATCCAAAAGTCTGTATTTAGTCGGTGTTCTGCGTCCGTAGGATTAAAAGTAGCAGTGATTTGCATTTCTTTTTTCCCCCTCAACCTCAAATCTAACTGGTCAAAATCATCTCTTTTAATTTCTGTTGCCTCCTCAATCCATATCCTTGCAACTCATTCAACAGATTTTAATTTCTCGCTATCATCTAATCATCTAAAAATGAATTCACATCAAGTCAAAACATTTCTTATTGATAATGGGGAGGTTTTTATTTTAAAATATTGTTCCAAATCCCATTCCCTTATTCTTGATTTTAATTCAGCAAAACAACTATCTTTTAATGTGTCTTTAATTCTCCTAACGCACATTATTTTGTCTTTTATCTGAAAGCTCTTTATTATTTCTTTTTGACTAATAAATACACTTTTTCAACTTCAACCTCATCACATCAAAAAATTATACCTCTTATTATTTCTTAATAATGGTATATATTTCTTGTTATAAAGTTTTTTATCTGAAAAGTCTATTTCCATTTGTATATTTTACATTTAAAACCCACAATTCATTGTATATTTTTTCGCCGTCCCATACAATTATGCTTTTGGTAATTTTATCTTTATATCTCAATCAATTTTCGCATTCAAATCTGTTTCAACTTTATCTCAATAAATATCTCTTTTTTTACTTTTAAGCACTTTTTCAATTGCTGGATAATATCCATTATTCACAAGTCAAACCAACTTATTCTCAACAAAAGCCACCCATAATTCTTCGTTATCCTCTATTTTAGTCCTGAAGTTTTCAATCTTTTTCATTCGCTCATAAACACTTGTTCTTGATAATCAAGCTAATACAATTGCTCAATCTCTACTAACTCATCATTTCAAAGCATTAAACAACTTTTGTATTTTTCAGCTATCTACTGCCTCTATATAAGCCTGTCTTTTTTGTTTTCATTTTGGATTATCTTTACTTGGTCTTGCCATTATTATTTATATTAAAAATTAAACCTTTATTTTAGTAAATCAATAATTATTTACTCCCTTATTGACTTCAATGCCTTTCTTTAAGATAAGACGATTATTCTTGAATTTTGTATTATCCACCGTATGATGTCGTCTTCCATATCTAAGAACTACTTTCACAACGTCTGGATGTGCCTTTTGAAGCATTTTAGACTTGGGTAATGTTCAGTATTCAGCATAAAATGCGTCTGTATTTCATCATTTGCAAGTTTGTGTTGCTGATTTTGTTTGTAAAAATCATCTAAACTGAACTATACAATACTTTAATTTCAATGCTCTTAATGATAAATCTATATCCTCATTATATCTACAACGTCGTCTTAATGGTATATCATTTTGAATTAATATACAACTAAAAGCTCTTGTGTTTAATATAATTGGTCTATATTTCCCTTTTCTAGGAATAAAGAACGTATAATATGGTCAAGCCAATGCTATGTTCTCATACCTATCAACAAAATCTTCCATAGGGTCAAAAAACTTACTCGATAAACATTCAGTCTTTCTATTTCTATTTAACATTTGAAAATCTCTAATATTATCATCAATAATTCGGTGTCTTTTATCTCAATTCTTTACTGATAAATCCCACACAAAATTTCTTGCCGGTCATCATCAAGTACTTATTTTTTGTCACACATTATCAAATGTGTCGTAGGTTTCTTTGTAATTCATATCAAGTTTTATTACATTCCCCTTACATACTTTTTTATATTTATCATATTCATTTGGTTCTACTACAATATTATAAGGTATTCCCATCCTTTCTAATGCCTTTACAGTAAGTCTTTTTTCCCACCTACCTTTGGAGATTATATAAATAGGATATCTATTCATCTATAATTTTTTCAGATTGTAAATCAGCTCTACCTTGTGCAGGAAACCAAATACTTCTTGTTTTTTCTGTAAGTTTTTGTCCTATTTTTTCCCCAAAATCTTGTATATCTTGAACTGTTAAAAAACTTACTTTTATTTGATAGTCTGCTGTTAAGTCTTCTTGCTCAAATTCCGGCATTCCATTATAGATATCATCATAATCTACCTTTTCAAAAATAATATCTGAAAATAAGTCCTTTATTTCTACATCATCTAATTCCTCTAATTCTATTTTGATATTTTCTAAATTATAAATAGCAATATCTGTTATCTTGTTATCTAATAATCTTGCTTTCTTTTTTTGAATTTCAGTCAATCATTTTACTTGAATAACATCTATTTCATTATATCATAATCTAAGTAATGCCTCTTTCCTTCAATGTCAATTTATAATCTCAAATTTTTCATCAATAAGAATAGGCGATAAATACTCACATTTTTCAATAGATTTTACTATCTCACTAATATCCTCATCCGTATGAATTTTATTGTTATTTTCATAGTTTTTTAACTTTGAAATATCAATCTTTATAAATTTTTTTTCCATTGTGTTTTTTTAATAAATTATAAAACTATTCTAATCAAAAAACTTTTGTGATAATCTCTATTTGTTTTTTGGTTCTTAAATTAATATTAAGGTTATAAATTTCCAACCCCTCTAATAAATTATGTCAACATTTACTATAATTACCATACATCTCGTGAACTGTTGCCATATCCTTTGGAAAACAATGCCCATTTGCTCATCTACACTTATTTTTATCTTCTACTTGTAAGTGACTATTTCAAATTCTTTTATCTTTTCCTGCAATTCAACTTACCATATCATAACTTATATTGTATTTTTTACATAATTCCCAAAATAAATTAGCCATAATTAATTTAGATGTTAGCAAGAAATTACTCATATATTTTCACATTTCACTTTCAGTTGCTGAACATAAAATATTATGCTTTGATTTTGGTAAAATATCCATTATTCATTGTGCATATGGTTTAGATAGTTCTGTGTATCAAACAATATTTCTGCTTGGTTTATCAACATCTTTTTTAGCATTCTTTTCAGTTAAGAATTCTGCACTATGAAAAAAATATCTATCCGGATATATCTTTTGTAGTTTTTCAGTCGTTCAACAAATAATAGTTGATTTTATAATAATTTTTTGTCAAGGATATGTTGCCTCCTTAATTGCACTTAATAAAATACTATCATCAAATTTTCTGTTCTTTGTTGGAGTGGGAACAGCAACAAATACTTTATCACATTGACTTAATGCCTCTTTATTTCAATTATATTTTGGGCTTAATGAATATTGTATTACATCAAATCATCTTTCTTTAAAGTTTTGTGCCATATTTCAACCTATAAAACCTGTACCAATAAATCAAACTACTTCCATTATGTATTTTTAGAATATAAAATTTTCCATAACTCTTTGCTTTCAACAAATACCTTTTTTTTCCTTATCAAAAAAAACAAAAGTTCCCCTTTGTTTACTTTTGTCTTTACAGTTCTATAATCTATGCTTTTTTTTACAGCATATTCTGATAAAGATTTGAAATATTGAATATCTGTTGTTTTCATTCATTTTTTTGTATATAAATTAACTATAATATACAAATTATTATTTAATATTCAAGACAGATTTGAAGTATTTTATTGTTTTTAGCAATCATTCGTCCAATCATACTTTTGGTTCTCGATTTAGTTCCTTTTTAGCAAGTGAATTATCAGCTCTCCTTTGCTTAGGGTCATCTTTTGGTAATGGTAAATATACCAACTTACTTTTACTCTCCGGAATTAATGACAATATTTTTTCAGCAAAATCTTTAATAGTAAATTCAAAACTTGTTCCAATATTTACTGGTCACATAAAATTATCTTTATTCATCATCGCAATAAGTCAATCCACCAAATCATCCACATATTGAAAGCTCCTTGTTTGTAATCAATCACCATAAATTGTTATATCTTTATTTTGTAGTGCTTGACAAATAAAATTACTTACAACTCTACCATCATCCTTATCCATATATGGTCAATAAGTGTTAAATATTCTTACTATTTTACTTTTAACAAAATATTCTCTGTTATACTCGACACAAAGAGTTTCAGCAATTCTTTTCCCCTCATCATAACAACTTCTTATTCAAACAGAATTTACATTTCCAAAATAGGTTTCTTTTTGCGGATGTTGTTCAGCATCTCAATAGACCTCACTTGTAGAGGCTTGCAATACTTTTGCGTCATTTTCTAGTCACAACTCTAAACAATTTTTTATTCATAATATATTTGTTCGTATTGTATTAAGTGGTCTTGATTGATATTTTTTCGGCGAGGCGGGGCAGGCGAGGTTGTAAATCTCATCAAACTTTCATTCTGTTAATTTTTCGATATCCATACATTTGAATGTAAAACTTAAACTATGTATATCTTTTATGTTTTTAAATGTTCAAGTTGAAAGATTATCAACACAAACTACATAATATCAATCATTTAATAATTTCCTACATAAATTAGAGCCAACAAATCAAGCTCATCCAGTAATTAATATTTTTTTCATTATTGTTTATTAAATATTAAAATTTGTAACATAGCTTTCTATACATTCTAATGAGTTTAAATCGTCTTGTTTTTCATAGTCATCATCATATTTTTTATTCTCTATATTTTTTTTAGCCTTGATATATATATTATTGATTTTTTCTTCCAACATCTCTATTTCTCTATATATATTTCTTGTTTCTGTTAGCATATTATCAATCATTTTTATTTCTTTTTAAATTAAATTAATTTCAGTTACTGAAATATGTAAATCATTTATTGAAACTTGAAAATCTCAACAACTAAAGCAAGTTTTTTTATCAAACCCCCAACCTCTAAACTCTATCATAATTTTTAAATATTCTTCTTCTGATATTATATTATTTTCTAAATCTAAATCAGCTAATTTTTCTAATTGTTTTTTTACAGATGTTATACTTTTGCAGTAATGTTTATCTCATACTTCTTTCTCAAAATATTGACTTGTTCCATAATTAATTAAAAACATATTTTTTTAAATCATTAATAATAAAATAAATAATCCTGATATACTTAATGCTCAATATATGTAATATAAAGCATATTCTACAACTAATAATTTTTCTTTTTTAGTTCATACATCCCACATATCAAAACAAATTGAAATTATAATTGCACAAAATAATATCATTGCTAGTCATCAAATCCAATAAATATTCGCCAGTATTGTTGTTCCTATTCAAACTGAAAATCCTAATATTTTAATTGTTTTTTCCATTTTTTAATTGTTTACTATATAAATCATTTATATATCCTAAAAACTTATATATTGATGTTTCTTTTTTTTTAATGTGTGCCTCTAATTCTGCAAATGATGGATGAGTTATATTTATTTTGTATACTTCTTTTTTTTCATTTATTTTTATGATAAAATTCTTGCTTTTTTTAAATATTCTATGCAACTCATCCATTAATTTTTTTGTCATTTTATTTTTTCCAAGTTTTGTAAAAGTTTTTTTATATCATACTTTTTAGCAATCCTTAATAATATTCCAAACAAACTCCGGTTTCATTCATACTTTTTTTCTCATAACATAATAATATTTATTGTGCAATCAAATATATTAATAATTTTTTCTGCTTTTGTCGTATGATAACAATAGAATACAAATGCTTTTTTTCAGCAACTTTCTCGTGCGTGTCATATTCTTGATAATAATAATTGTTGTCAAACTGGAACATCAACCCCTTTATATTTCAATTCAAATAAGAATAAGAATTTATTATCATATTCTAAACATACATCAATATCACTTGCAACAATTCAATCAAAATCAATTCATTGTCTAAATCTTTTTTCGTGGTTTATCATTATTCTGAAGTAGTCAAATAATTTTCTTTTTTCCAAACTGTATATTCATCTAAATTAGTTCAAACATAATCTAATGCTTTAAAAAATCTTTTTCTAAGTTTTAATTTTTTCCGTTCAACTGAATAAGTTTCAGCATTCATATTTTTAATTTTATTATACCAATTGTAAACTATTTTAAAATAAGCGATATTCATAGTATTAAGTTAATAATAAATAAAAAGATGTTTAGTTTATCTAGTATTGATAAATTTTCTATTAGTAGATGAACTCCTGTCGTCGTATAATAATCTTTAGGAATTCATTTTGGAATTTTTTTAACAATGTTTCATTCATTCTTGACAAGGAATATAATATTGTCTAATTGTTGTCCAGTTAACTTATATTTTAAATCAATTTTATATTGTCTACCACTCCCCTCTTTAATATAATACATTATTTTATTTTACATCGTTCTAAAACCTTTTCAAATAAGCATTTTGTTTTTTTCTTTTTTCTTTTCTTTGGGGTAGGGGAGGGGTGATTTTTTTTCAATTCATTAAATTTTCGTTCTAATTCTATTCTCTCATTTTTTCGTGTTGGGTCTATTTTCTCCATTTGTCTGCAATATTTAATTTGTGTTTTTAGTTGCCTCATCTCTTTTATCATTTTTTGTTTGCTATAAAATAAGTAAAACATTCTAATAAATCAGCATTTATAATTTCAATCTCATCACTGTCATACCTCCCTATTGAAATAATTCCAATATGTTCTATACTTCAAGTATCTTCTTTATTCTCAATAAATATATCAACTGATAATGTATATTTCAACTTTTTTACAGTAGATGATAAAAAGCCATTATCTTTTACTTTTGTATAAAATTTACTATAATTTGCTCTCATTTGATTATTTTGAAATAATAAAACAGTATTCGTCCTTATCTATTCAAATTTCTTTTGTAATTGCTATTAGTGTTGGTTCGTGTAGCATACCCTTACATTTTCAAGGGAATGTATCTAAAACAACTAATCCTTTATTTTCTAATCTCTCAATCTCTTTTGAAATAACATCTCCTATTATCATTGATTTTTTTATAATTTCGTTTACATCCTCGTATGTTGAGTGGTCATCATTTCGTGTATCAATATATTCTTGTGCCTCAACTCTTTCAGTCATTTCGTCTATATCTTTTACATCTTTGATATAATTTCAAAATATTAAATAAACAATTAAAACTATAAGTATTAATATAAAAACGAACGATGTAATTTCTACTAATTGATTTTTTTTCATTTGTGTGTATAATAAATAAAATAAAAAAGAGGGCAAGCCCTCATATTATATAGATTTTAAAAGGTTCAATACTTCTTGTGTTCCCTCCATATTTCGTAAATTTTGCAAATTTGTTACCTTACAAGTTGATTTTGAAATATGCCAATTTACTAAGTTATTTGAAAGTTCTAATATGAAATCTTTTTTAGCATTTAAATCTGTTTCAAGTATTTTTATCATATCAGTATAACTTTTTATTTTAAATTCATTTTTATATAAGTCTTCCAATACCCGAGTAACCTCATTTAATAAATCTTTTTGCAACCTTTTCTTTAATTCTACATTTACCAGTTCTAACCTTGATTTTTCTAATTGTAACCTGTTTAATGTTGTTTCCATTTGAGTGTGTAATAAATAAAATAAAACCTATATAATCATTAGAGGTAATAAGAGCAAATGTCGTATTTGATTATTACCTGTATTGATGTGTTTAGTTTATATCTATTAAAAGTCAAAAATCAACCCCTTTTTTTACTTTTTTTTTATTCCTCAATATATATATCTATTAAACGAAATATAGCCTTTTTTCAATCAAGATATTCTATTATATCTGTTTCATTATTATACTTGTTTTTCTTTAACCAAGCTTGATATTTTTTATCTTTTTTTTCTTGTTCCTCTTTTTTCATTTTATCTAATATTCTGTCCTCCTCATCTATTTTCTTTTGCAATCATTCATTTAATATTCTTTCTTGTTCCTCTTTTTTCAATCTTTTTTCTGTTTCAATTATTGCCTCTTGTTTAGCTTTTTCTATTTCTTTTTTTTGTTTTTCCAATTCAGCCTCTTTTTTTTCTTGTTCTTTTTTTTCTCTTTCAGCTATTTCTATTTGGTCTATAATCCAAAATGAAAAGTCCTCCTCTGAAAAACTTAGCAACAATTCCTCACTACAAGTAAGATTATTTATTTTTAGTATTCTATTTCTATATGGAAGTAATTCTTTTCTCTGTATTTCCTCCTTTGCTTCGTTGATTTTTTCTATCTCTGCTTTCAAATTATCGCTTACCCCTGTTGTTATTCATATAATATTTTTTTCTTGTTGTATGATAAATTTTTGATAATTCTTTGCGTCTTCTCTTTTTGCTTTTAATACTTTTTTAATTTCATTATTTTTTTTGTTTATTAATTTTATAGCTTTTTTACATAGCTCATAATTTTCAACATCATCAACTCAATTTATTGTTATATTTCAATAAATCATAGCTAATTCATTAAGTTCCTTAATTACTGGATTGAATGCCTTTATATCAAAATCTTTTTCCATTGTGTAATAAATTTTATTTAATAAAAAAAGGGCGAAAGCCCTTTGTTAGAATGGGAAATCATCTCAATCTGAAATATCCCCATCGGTCTTTGGGCTTAACCTCTCAATTTTCCAACCTGTTATATTATTATAATATTTTCAATTATACTCATTAACTCTGCAATTCAAACTAATTTCAACCTCATCTCATTTTTGAATTTTACTCACTCCAACAACATCAACTTTATCTCAAAAAAATGTAACCATCAATCAACCCTTATGCTCATTATCTGTAAGTTCCTCTAATATAACATCTTGTTTATCAAACTTTTTTGTTCCAACCTGTGTAATTTCTCAAACCTTTACAACCTTTCCTTTATATTTCATAATAATATTTATTAAATATATAAAACTTTTTTAACCAATTATTTTAACATTTATTCAAACTCTTTTCAACTTATTAATTGTCTTTATCCTCATTTTTCCGGTTTTCATTGCTCTTATTATTCAAGAATATGTCAAATCAATACTGTTGCACAATTTATGCCTTGTCATATTTTTTCCTTGCATTTTTATCTGATGTACTGTGTCCTCAATTTGTTTCAACAAATCAGTTCAATCTATTTTCATCCCACTTGCATTGTATCTTGTTTCCATAATATTATTTTTTTTTATATAAAACTTATTTATTATTTATTAAATTTGTTTCGTGCATATAAGCAATATGATTATTAGTATATGCTTTTGCTTTATTTTGGTAAGCAATCAATGCTTGTTCTAAAAATAAAAGTGTTCCCCTCATAAGTCTAAACTCCATCATTTTATCTGCATTGTCTAATTCAAACTTATCTTTACATTTTTTATCGCTTTTATATGTTGTATCATTTTTCAAAGTATCCACATATATTGCCTCTTGTTGTTTTCTTCGTGCCTGTCAATTATTAACCCTCATCAACAGTTTTCAAACAATTATTCTCAAATCGGAGCATAATAATTCTAATGTTTGTTGATTATGTCTATCAAATCATACCTCTTGTTTATCTGAATATTTTTTTAATTTATTTAATAATTCTTTATGCATAATTTATTTTAATATTTTAAAAGCCTCACATTATTTTCATTCAAACACCTTTCAACCTCTTTAATTTTACTGTATATGTCCGGGATAAAATATGTATCATCCCAACCAATACTTTCAACTCTATATTTATCTTGTTTTTTATTATATTGATGTATATAAAACATTTTTTTTCATCTAAAATGATTATATATTCTAAATTGCCAACTTTCTTTAATTTGTTTTTCTGTTCGCCATCAGCTTTTTGTTTTACATTCAATCCACATATCATCATCCCCAAAATCAACAAATCATAATATTTTGTATCCCTCTATGTATTCCTCTATTTTAATTTGTTGTTCCATTCATTTATATAATGTTTGCCCCATTATTTCCTCGTATTCACTCCCAAATGTCATAGCTTTGTTTGTTTCTCATTTTATTCATAATACATAATTATTATATCGTTGTTCCTTATATAAATCAAATCAATTTAAGTTACTTCAAGATATGTGTTTTATCTCTCTCATTTTTGACAGTTTAAGCATAAAACTTTTCCATATTTATCATAACTAAATCTTGCAACTTGTTTTGAAACTTCTGTTTTGCATTTTTTACATTCTATTTTTACATCTTTTTTTACTGCTTTTTCTACTTTTTCACTAGCAACATTTCAGTCATCATCCCTATCTGTGATTATATTAAATAATTGTCCTATATTATATCTTTTTCAGTATGATATACAACTTCCTAATTTTTGCGGTGTTAAGTCATCTATCATTGGAAAAGATGAGCTTATTTCCTCCCCAGATTTTATATCAACAATTGTTGTTTTTACTTCTTTATTTTCTGTTTTATGATAAAGAAATAAATCTAATTTATTAAGAAATGGAGTTAATACTGAAACCAAATTATCTAAGCTAATGTAATTTGACTTGTAGAACGGATTTTTACTGTCCTTATTAATAGCCAAATTTTCTTTTTGAATTGTCATCATCTTTGCATATAATTTTAACATAATATTTTTTTATAAATAAATAAAACTTTTTAAATTGTTTCCATACACTTATCACTTGCCCATTGTTTATAATCATCATATCATCTGATTGTTTCATAAAAAGCCAAAGCCTCCTCATTTGTGTATCAATCTTCCTCTAACTTTGTAATATATTCAATTTCTAGTTTTTCCTTATTTACTTGAAACCATAACTCAAAATATTCTGTAATTTTATTTTCCAATATTTCTCAAAATAATTTTTCATTTTGTTTTACTAAATCTTTATATTTTTTTAGTCCTAATCCTGCTGTTAAAAGTAATATTTTCAATCTATCCATTTTTGTGTGTGTAATAAATAAAAGCGATAATCAATAAAGGTAATCAGTGTAAATATCGTATTTAATAATTACCTGTATTGGTTGATTAGTTTATATCTTTTTTAATTCAAAAATCAACCCCTTTTTTTACTTTTTTTTATACTTATTTATTATCTCAAATAGTTGATTTAGTTTGGGTTTTCTTTTATTCCTCATAAAATATTGTTCATCCACCCATTTTTGTCAGTGCTTTTTTGTCTGAAATCTTTCAAAAAAAGCTCAATGTTCTTGTTGGTGGTAAGCATTACAAGAAACACATCATCAATAAACATTGTCTTCATCTCGTCTATGTGAATAGTATCATCTCCCAATCCAATGACAAGCATTTTGGATTTTATTTTGACATCCAGTTGCTCAATAACTTATACAATCTTTATATTTATCCCTATTTCTGATAAACTTACTAAATAAATCATCTGCTTTTCTTATTAAGAATTTTCTCAAATAGTCCTCCTCATATTTAAATAATCTTTCGCCATTTAAGTATCTTTTTGATAATACCCCTGCATTTAATTTTTCTTTTTTTTTCATTAGTTTTTTTTTATTAATAAAACTTTTTTAGTTATATATTTTCATCTTACTGAAATCGTAGTCAAATTCTGCTGTTCCCAATGCCCCAGACCTGTTTTTTCTAACTATTACCTCTAATGTGTTTTCTTGTTCTGAACAATCTTTGTCGTAGTATTTTTCTCTATATAGCATTAATACTATACTAGAGTCTTCCTCTATACTTCAGCTTTCTTTTAAGTCACTCATCAAAGGTTTTTTACTTGTTCTGTTTTCAACTCATCTGTTGATTTGAGCTCAAATAATTATTACTATTTTAAGCTCCAAAGCTATTGCTTTTAATTGTCTTGTTATATCTGATAATTCCAAAGCTCTATTTTGAAATTTATTGCTTGAAGTCATCAATTGCACATAATCTATAATAAAAACTTTTGTTCCCTCATTATATTCTAATCTGATAATTGATAAAATATTATTTAATTTTGTATTTGTAGAATATATTTTAAATTTATTCATAATATCTTTATCTATTCAACTTTCCCCCAATTCCTCCATAACTTTGTCGTGGTCTTTTCCTTTCAATCCTCATATTTTATTATTTATAATTCTTTTTGTAATTTCGTATTCCTCCATTTCTAATGAAATAAAGCAAACTGATTGTCTTTCAATTAAATTAAGTCAAACACTCATTAAAAAAATACTTTTTCACATTGAAGCCCTACCTGCAACAGTTACCAAATCTCAAATATTCATCCCTCCTAGAATGTCATCTAATTTATCAAATCAAGTATTAATTTTATTTTTTGGTTCAAACATATAATCAACAGTATCTAACATAATATTTCAAACCCCAAATCCCTTGTCTTTTTCTAATGTATCTATTCAAAGCATTCCTCTTAATTCCTCTTGAATAAAGGAGGTTTCTTTATCTCAATGTATCAATCAATATAAATTTCTTACTTTTTTTTGTATTTTTCTTTTATATGATTTTTCTTTTATAATGTCTTCATATTCTTGTCAATTTACAAAAAAATCTCCTGCTAATTCTAATAAATAATCTTGGTTGTTCAATCAAATTATTTCTGATAATATAACTATATCAACAGTCTTTTTTTCCAAAATAGTTTCAAATATTTTCTTATGTAATCAATCATAGAAATCATCTGAAGTTAAGCAAGTTGTATATATAAATTCAATATTGCTTAATATACAAGATAATAATTTCTTTTCTACATCAATATTATGTGGTGGTAAATTTATATTTTGCATTTTTATTTCTTTTTAGATAATAAAACTTTTATTCTGTGTTTTTCTTTTATTCAATATTTTTTGATAAAATTTTCACTTCATCCGGTTTCTTTTAATTCGGTTTCTAATTCATTTTTTTTAATTTCGTCTATATTAATTTCCTCATACTCATCTGTCCAACATTCATTGTAAAGTCGTGTGCTAGGGTGTTTATAATCTTCAACCCAAATTCATTGAGCTTTTTTATATTCGTGGTCTTTTATCATTCTTTTTACAGCCTCCATTAATTCATTATGAATTATATTTTTATTCCTCATATAATATATTTTAGCTTTAGCTTTACTTTTTTTAAGTGGATATAATTTTATGAATTCATCAAATTGTTTTTCTTTTATATTTATTTTATTATATGTAGTATTTTTTGTAGTATTCTCTGTATATAGATTATTACAATTTGTAACTCTCTTAGGTTCTGACAAATTGTCATTTCCTAAGGGAGAAACATTTTGTAAAGTCCTAAGGAATTGTTCTATATTGTCCTTTTGTATCTCATATCGTGTTAAATTATTATTATCTTTATAATAAATAATTAAAGCATTTTCTTTTTTTATAGTATTAGCTGTTTTTCATAATTTAAAAGCTATTTTTTTAAGGTTATATGTAAATTCTTTTAATGTTAATCATAATTCCTCGCTCCAACTATCTCAATTTTTATATAATTTATGTTTAACATTTCCAGTAAATTTATAAAACTTTCATTTCCCCCCTCTATAAATCATTTGTTGAAGTATAATTGCAGGAATTACTCATATTTTTTTAGCAATATTCGGTCTATATGGTATTGAAAATTGCTGTTCTGATAATTGTTCTAATAACATTTAATTTAATTTAAAATATAAAATTATTTTTTTATTTCATTTATAAGTTTATCCAAAGGAATTAGTCCATAATAATCTAAATTCAAATCATTATTTATACAATAATTATAACAATCTAAATATTCCAATATTACTTTCCCTTGTTCTGGTCAATTATACCTATATTCAAAAAAACGTAAACAATCCCTAATTTTTATTATATAATCTAAATTAAGTTTTCTTTTAATAAAAATTTCTACCTCCCCTCTAGGAATAGCATATCAAGGCTTAATTATAACCTCTAAATCTTTTTTAAATATAAAATTCATTAACTTTTTGTAATTATCCATTCAATTAATAATAAAGATATAAAAAAACCTATTAAATTAATAACAGGCTTTTTTTAATTATATTTTGTCCCTACAAACCCTTGGTGTCTTACAGGACTTCATTATACCAAGAGCCTGTAAGAACTTAATATAATTTTTATGCTTTATTTATTACACAATTGGTTTATAACTTTTTTTTTCCAAAAGTAAATACATTATTCAAGATTATTTTTGTCTACTTTATAAAAATATCTATTTCAACAATGAGGACAATGTTTATATCTTGATGAATGCCTCCAAGAACTATACATCATTCAAGGAACAATCATAAACCATAAAATCAACTCCATTAATATAGAACCTTTGGTATGTGTTTTTGGTCTTCTAAAGGTATTCTGACATTGCGAGCACTTATACATAATATTTTTTTTAAATTATAAAGCATTTAAATAATAATTAACAGCCTCAAAACTTTTATTTGAAGCAGTTATAATTGTTTTTGGTTTATCTTTTAATAATTTTATCCATCAGTTTATGTATGCTTGTGTATTTTTCTTATTATATTCTAATCAATTTTCATTCATTAATATAGCAGAACCAATTTCAGCTACAAGTTCCTCTTTTGAATATTCAGTTTCGTTTTTTATTTCAACTTTTCTATCTAATCTTTTACTATTTCCTGTTGAATGAATTATCTCGTGGAAATAAGTTGAATAATAACTTTTTGAATTATCAAACAAATTTATATTCGGCATTTTTATATAATCATTTGATGGAGAATAACAAGGTTCTCAATCTAATGGTTTTATTTTTTCATTTACCATATAATTTTTTATATCTTTACTAATATTTTTATTTTCTTTTATTTCAATTTTTTCTTGTTTTGGTAAATCAATTCATTTAACTTGTGATAAATTAAATATATTATAATATTTCAAGAAAAATATATCTTTATCCTCTTTTCATTTTTCTTTTTTTGTGATTTTTTTATAAAAAACAATTTTTGTTCATTTCTCATCTTTTAAATTTCATCATAATTCAATAGCTTGTTTATAACTAACCCAACAATCACTTCGTTTATTTTCATCTGCAATATAACTTAATAACATTTGATTGAAACCTTTATATAATTTCTGACTAATAAAGTTTTTTTGTCATTTTGTTATCCAAGTTTTTCTCCAAGGAATGTTTCATTTTTCAAGTCCCTTTATCAACTGATTGACAATTATATTTTCTGCTTTTATCATTTGTGTGTAATAAATAAATAAAATATTTTTATGTGTGTTGAAGTTATATCTTTTAATTATCAAAAATCAACCCATTTTTTTACTTTATTATCTTTTATTTTTGATTATACAAAAAAACATACTAATTAAATAATATGTTTATAAAAAAGTATGTTTTCTTGTGATATAGTTAATATTTACTTATCAAATTTGAATGGTTATCATTCAAAACATATAATAAATCATTTTAAACATTAAACGGTCTTTAAATGATTTTATGTGTTATTTAATAAACATTTTGACTATAACAAATATTATTCTTTTATTCTCCTACTTCTCATAATTTTTAATGTAGTTTTTACATCAACATCATATATTCCTGCTTTTACCTTTTTTAACTCATCATCTTTAGTTATTATTTTCAAAAAAAGTATCAATTTCTAAAATGATTTTTTCAGTTTACAAATTTTTTAAAATCTTTTATTTCATATATATTACATTTTCTAGGGAAATAACTATCTTGTGTATATTTATATTCATATTCCATTGTGCAATGTCAAAATGTCCCTGCTCCATAATCTATATTATCAATTATACAATTATCTTGTCTGTCTTTTTTAAATTCTCTATTTCATCTGAACCCTCCAACTAATCAAAATTTATTGCTCATTTCTTTATCATCACTATCTGCCCTTGCAAAACTAAAATCAATCTCTGTTTTGATTGAAATAAACTTAGTAAATTCTTTTACAACTTCTAAAACATATCCACCAACTCAATTTATAATTAGCTTTTTTTCTAAGCATAAATCAATAAATTCTTTTCTCCATTCTTTAGGAACTTCCAAACCTGTATATCTACTGTAGTTTGCAAAACATCAATAAGCTGTGCAATAGCTTGAATTCGCTTTAAATTCATCTTGGTTATATTCTACTAATCAATTCTTGCTTGGTTCTATTTTTGACAAATCTAAATTACTTGCTAGAAAATCCCTACTTGAATATTTTTCTTTTGCTCAATAATTCATTATTTTTTAGGTGTTAAAGACTTTTGCCCAAAATAAAATGTAACTATCATTATACTTATATTCATCAGTGGCTCTTTAGTTTCTATTCATAATCAATTAAATGTTATAACTGCAAGTATTACTAAAACTAAA